ATGGATGAGCATGCCCATGTGGGGAATGGCTGCTGATCCGGGCCTGAAGATTGAAGAATTCGCCGGGCAGGAAGCGGTTTTCGTCCTGGACCTGGCCAGCAAAATCGACGTTTGCGCCTTCGCGCAGTTGTTCAAGAAGCGCATCAACAACCAGGACCATTACTACGCCTTCGCCAGGTACTACCTGCCGGAGGAGACGATCCAGAATGACCCGAAAAACGCGGCCATGTACCGCAAATGGGTCATTCAGGGCCATTTGACCCCGACAGACGGGGCAGAAATCGACTTTGACTTGATCGGCGAGGACGTAAAGGCGACCTCTGCCGGCTATCAGGTGCGGGAAATCGCCTATGACCCGTGGCGGGCTACGCAACTGGCCCACCAGCTCATGGAGGCAGGGGCCGAGTGCGTGGAGTTCGCCCAACAGATGAAAACCATGTCGGCCCCCATGAAGGAGTTGGAAGCGGCAGTCAGGGCGGGGCGGTTTCACCATGACGGCAACCCGGTAACGACATGGATGGTGGCCAACGTCACGGCCAAGCTGGACGCCAAGGACAACATATACCCGCGCAAGGAAAAGCCGAATCTGAAAATTGACGGCGCGGTGGCCATCATCATGGGGATTGGCCGGCTGATGGCGCATGAGCCGGCCGTTGAAGAAATCGACTCCACATTCACGCTGATGTACTGACAATGACCCCATTGACCTATGATCTGTCCCTCCTGTCCGGCCTGCTCATGATCGGGGGCGGTGTCGCCTGCTGGTCCGTGCCGGCCGCGTTAGTGACGGTCGGCGGGCTGGTCATTGCGCTGACATTTGCGACGGCGGCCTTGTCCCGCAGGAAGGCCGGCTAATGTTTTTGAGCATCAAGGCGTCCGCCGACGACCGTTCGCCATTTGGCGACTTCTGGTTTTCGCCGGTCGGATCGCACAGCATCGCAGAGGTCAGGGTGTCTGCAACGTCCGCCATGCACCTGTCCGCCGTGTTTCGGGCGGTCTCGCTGGTATCCGGCCATACCGCCATGCTGCCGGCCGTGTTCTACAAGGCCGGGACACGGGAGCGCATCGCCAAGCACCCGCTCCTGGCCATCCTCAACAAGCGCCCGAACAGGTGGCAGAACGCTTTCGAGTGGCGCGAGATGCTGCAAGGGCATCTGGAGTTGCGCGGACGCTGCCACAACTACATCACGGCCGACCGTCGCGGCACCATCACCGACCTAACACCAATCCACCCCGACCGCATCGTGCCGGACTTTCTGCCGGACGGCGACTATCGGTGGAAGGTGCAGGACAAGGCTGGCAGCACGACGTATTACGGCCGTGAGGAAATATGGACGATCCGCGGCATGTCCTCGGATGGCATCACCGGCATTGGCGTGATTGACGCGGCACGGGAATCGTTTGGCGCAGCACTGGCAACCCAGGAGTACGCCTCTCGTTTTTTTGCCAACGACGCGAAGCCGACAGGCGGATGGGTGGAGTACCCCGGAACCATCAAGGACCAGGAAGCCCGCAACATCCTGACGGAAAGCATCCGTGCCGCCACGACCGGGCAGAAGCGGCATGGCCTGCTGACCCTTGACCGGGGCATGAAGTACCACGAAATCGGCGTAACCAACGTGGCCGCGCAGTTTCTCGAAACTCGGCAATTTCAGATCGCCGAGATTGCACGCTGGTTTGGCATCCCGCCGCACAAGCTGGCGGACTTGTCCCGTGCCACGTTCTCGAACATCGAACAGCAATCCCTGGAATACATCCAGGACGCCATTCACCCCAGGCTGAAGCGGTGGGAATCTTCCATCATGGCGGACTTGCTGTTTGACAGCGAAGAGGTGGATGTCGAATTCGACATGACCAACCTACTCCGCGCCGATTCTGCCGCCCGTTCCGCCTACATCAATACGGGCGTGATGAATGGGACGCTGACCCGCAACGAAGGCCGGGCCATGGAAGGCCGCATGCCGATTGACGGCCTGGATGAACCACTGCGCCCCTTGAATATGGTTGAGGAATCCTACGCCGAGGACGAGGAAGCAGACGCCGAAGCTGCGGAGTCGCCCGCGCAGGAAGCGAAAGAGCCGCCCGACGAAAAGGACGGCGCCGCAGCAACCCGCATGCAGGCCATGATTCAGAGCAACGCCGCCCGTGTGGCGCGGCGCCTGAGCAAATCCCTGGAAGGCGATGTCGTGGCGCTGGTGTCCGATGCGCTCGCCGTGTCCGCAGAATCCGCGATTGCATGGTTTGCCGAAAAACAACCGACTGACGAAACCGAACTGACCGCATCGCTGGTGCGGCTTGGGAGCAACGCATGAAACGATCCCTCTTGCTGGCCGAATTCGCAGCGACCCCGTGGGCAATCCTGCCGCACGCCCTGACGCAGATTGCCACGGTGCTCATGCGCTGGAATTCCGGCGCCCCGGCATCCACGGAAATCATGGAAACCGTGGCGGCTGACCAACAGGCCCGCGCCATGCGGACGCATCAGGCCGCGCAATCCAGCGGAGGCGGAATCGCCGTGCTACCCCTCTACGGCATCATCACGCAGCGCCCCGTAGCCGACGCATCCGGCCCGGGAACGCTTGGAATCTCCGGTTTCACGCAATTGTTCCGCCAGGCTCTCGCGGACCCAGCCATTGCTGGCATCATCATCGACGTGGATTCCCCGGGCGGTTCCGTATTCGGCGTGCAGGAACTTGCCGACGAAATCTTTTCAGCCCGTGGCGTGAAGCCCATCGTGGGCATTGCCAACAGCCAGGCGGCTTCCGCCGCCTACTGGATCGGGACGCAGTGCGCCGAGTTCTATTGCACCCCGGGCGGCATGGTCGGCAGCGTGGGCGTCTATATGGCCCATGAGGACATGAGCAAGGCGCTGGCGGATGCTGGTGTGTCCGTGTCGCTCATCTATGCCGGCAAGCGCAAGACCGAGGGCAACCCCTACGGCCCGCTGGACGACGAGGCCCGCGCCAACCTACAAAGTCAGGTGGATTCCTACTACGCCGCTTTCACCAAGGCAGTGAGCCGCGGCCGCGGGCCGTCCGTGACTATCGCCCAGGTGCGCGACGGCATGGGGCAGGGCCGGTGCATGGTAGCGACTGACGCCCTGGCCGCCAACATGATCGACGGCATAAAAAGTTTTGGTGAAGTCGTGACCGGCATGCAGAAAACCATCAAGGCCAATCGCAGCGCCCGTGCCGATGATCTGGACCCGGCAATCGTGGCCGAAGTCCTGCCCGTGCCGGAGGACGTTCAGGCTCCGGCTACGCCCGTTGTTGAATCCATCGTTCCAACGCTGAACGCGGCCCTTGTCCGCACTCGTGAAATCGAATCATTGGGCTGAGTCACTGCCCGCCCGGGTTGCGTCCGTTGATGCAGCCCGTCCGCCCGACGGCGGTTAAGTGACAACATGACCGACCGGCCCTGAGCCGGTTTTTTTTACGCCCACCGAACCCGCCCCGCGCGGGTTTTGCTTTTTAGGAACCGAAACCATGAGTAAGAAACTCCGCGAATTCCAGGTCGCCCGTGCCAAGTCCCTGGACGCCATGAAGGAAATCAACGGCCGTGCCGACGCTTCCGGCGCCCTGTCCGCCGAAGATCAAGCCGCCTACGACCAGCACAAGGCCACCGCCGCGAACCTGGCCGGCGCCATCGCCCGCGAAACGGATCTGATTGCCGAACAGGCGCAGGCCGGCGTCTTCGACGCGACCCCGCCCGCGACCGGCCCGCCCGGCTTCGCTTTTGCCGTGTCCGTAAACGACAACCGCGAAGCCGACCCGAAGCACGGCTTCAAAAACAAGGGCGATTTCTTCAAGGCGGTGAAAGCGGCCGCCGACGCCCGCAGCACCGGCATGGCTGTTGATGAGCGCCTGCGCATTGGCGCGGCCGCCCCCGGCACCTACAGCAACGAAAGCTCCGGCGCTGACGGCGCGTTCGCCATCCCGCCCGAGTTTTCCGGCGAAATCTGGCGCCTGTCCCTTGGCGAAGGCTCTCTGCTGCCCATGACCGCCAACACGGAAGTCCAGGGCAATTCCATGGTATTCCCGAAGGACGAAACGACGCCGTGGGGGTCCACGGGCGTGCAGGCCTACTGGAAGGGCGAAGGCCCGACCGGCAGCGAAAGCAAGATCAACCTCGGCACCGACATGCTGCGCCTGAAGGAATTGATGGTTCTGGCGCCTGTGACAAATGAGTTGCTGGACGATGCCGCCGCGCTGGGGTCCTACTTGACGCCCCTAGCATCCGACCGCATCCAGTGGAAGACCAACGAGGCCATCTTATTCGGCACTGGAGGCGCACAACCCCTGGGCTGCATGAACGCCAACACCAAGGCGCTGATCGTCGTCGCCAAGGAAACCGGACAGGCTGCCGCATCCCTCCTGCAAGCCAATATTTCCAAGATGCGCAGCCGCCTGAAGGCTGGCGAGCTGAAGAACGCAATCTGGGTGGGCAACCCCGACATCCTGCCGGCGCTGGAAGGCCTGATTGTCGGCCAGATTCCCATTTTCCTGCCCCCGGGCACCGGCCTCCGCGAAGGTGGCTACGACGGCACCCTGAATGGCCGTCCGCTGATCCTGAGCGAACACGCCAACGCCCTCGGCGCTCAGTCCGATCTGTCCTTGCTGGCGCTCAACGGCTACCGCACCATCACCAAGGCAGGCGGCATCGAGACGGCTACCTCCATGCACCTGTATTTCGACGCGAACGCCACCGCGTTCCGTTTCATCTTCCGCATGGACGGCCAACCGATCATCACCGCCCCGATTCAGCCGCCGGCGGGCAAGTCGAGCAACACCCGCTCATACTTCGTGACCCTGGCTGCCCGCCCCTGATCCGACCTGACCGGCCCAGCTAACCCCGGGCCGTAATTCCCATTCCGAAATAGGAGCTTCAAATGGATGCAAACCTGCGCTTCTCCGAGCTAAACGCCGTGCTGGCGACTCTCGACCCGGCCTCCGTCGCCGCCTCCACCGTGGTGACGGCTTACGTTCCGGCCACCAACTTCCACCGCCTGTCTGCGGTGCTGCAAACCGGCGTCCTGGGCACTGCCGCCACGGTGGACGCCAAGCTGCGCCAGGCCACCGACGCCAGCGGCACGGGCGCCAAGGACATCACCGGCAAGGCCATTACCCAGATCGTGAAAACCTCCGGCGACAACGTGCAAGCCATGATCGACCTGCGCACCGATGAGCTGGACGCTACCGGTGGATTTGCTTACGTCTCGCTGTCCGTGACGGTCGGCGCTGCTGCATCCCTGCTGTCCGCCGTGCTGTACGGCCACGGCCCGCGTTTCGCTCCGGCCTCGCAGTTCAACCAGGCCGCCGTCGTGCAACTGGCGTAAGCCACCTGCGCGGGCAACGCCACAAGCTGACGCCCGCGCAGCCTCCCCGGATTTAATCCATGCCGCTGAAACTGCTATCCGCCCCCGTGGAGGAGCCGTTACGCCTGGCCGAAGCGAAGCAGCATCTTCGCATCGACTACGACGACGACGACGACCTCATCATGGGCCTGATCGGTGCCGCACGGGCCTGCGCGGAAACCGAGACGCAGCGGCAGCTTGTCACGGCGACATGGCGCTATCTGGCGGACTCGTTCCCCGGGCCGTCCCTCACGGGCGTTCCGTGGGGAACAACCTACAGCCATCCGGCCCACGCGATCCTGCTGTCGAAATCCCCGGTGCAGTCCGTGACCCAGATCACCTATCTGGACATGGCCGGCGTGCGGCAGGTTCTCTCGCCGGCCGTCTATACCGTGCCGGACGACGACGACTTGACGCGCATCACGCCAGTATTCGGCCAAATCTGGCCGCCGTGCCTCCCGCAAATCGGGTGCGTACAGGTTGATTTTGTGGCCGGCTACGGCACCGCCGACGACGTGCCGCAAGGCCTCAAGTCGTGGATGAAGTTGCTTGTGGGGGCCATGCACGAAAACCGCGAACTGGCCACGACGGTACAGCGCGGGGCTGTGGTCGAAATGCCGTGGGCGGGCAGTCTGCTTGACCCGTTCCGGGTGGTGCGGCTGTGAGCGCGTCGGTTCGTGCCGGTAGTCTGCGCCACCGCATCACGTTTCAGCGGCGCATCACGACCGTTGATTCCTTCGGCGGGCAGTCCGTTGACTGGTCCGACGTGGCAACGATCTGGGGCGGCATCGAGCCGGCCAATGGCCGGGAGCAGGTCGCCGCGCAAGCATTCCAGGCGGCAATCTCGCACACGATCACCTGCCGCTATCAACCGTGGATGGGCAGCCCCAAACAGATAGCCGGCATGCGGGTTATCTGGTCCGGCCGGGTGTTCGACCTTCACCCTGCGGTGGATGTGGATGAGCGCCACCGGCTCATGCGGATTCCGGCGACCGAGGGCATGAGCAATGGCTAACCCGACCCCGGAAGAGTTGATTGTGTCCTGTCTGCAAGCCGCGATTCCTGGCGTAATGGTCCGCCCCGACATCGCCGAGGCATCCGACGCGCCGCCCTATATCGTGTACTCGCAAGTGTCATGCCAGAACGTCACCAGTCTCCTGGGGGATTCCGGTCTATCGAATCCCTTGATTCAAATCGACGCCTATGCCCGCACCAAGCCTGAAGTCGTGGCCCTGAAAAACGCCATCTACGACGCGATCATGGCAAGTCCCGCGCTTGCCGCTACGCCCCGATCAGACGCATCCGGGTTTGAGCCGGAGCCGAAGTTGTACCG